TTTAGAACATTAGCATTAAAAAATACTAATATTAAATAAAATAATGTATATTTACATATTCTTTTGAATGAAGTGATAGTCATTCAAAAGATATTTGAGACAATATCCGCATTGTTTCACTTAACCCAGTAGTCTATCACCTGCTGGGTTTTACTTTTTTATAATGAAAGATTTATTATTACAATTAAATCAAAGACCCATTGCGATATACCCCGTATATATTAGGATTACTGGTAGTGTAAACGCTGGATTATTATTAAGCCAATTAATGTATTGGTACGGAGCGGTTAATGGAAGAATATTTTATAAAAGTGATGCTGAAATAATGGAAGAAACTTGCCTTTCTGAAAGTGAATTGAGAACTGCAAAGAATAAATTAAAATCAATGTCATTTATTGAAATAAAAGCAAAAGGTGTTCCGGCAAGAACTCATTACTCTATAAATCCGCAAGAGTTGATTAGTGAAATCCGCAATTTCAGTTCCGCTAAATCAACGAAACTGAAAACGAGAAATCAACAAAACTATAATAGTGAATTTAACGAAACTATTACAGAGAATACAACAGAGAATATATCAGAGAATACATCAGATATATATAGCGAAAACGAATTTTCGCCCACCGAAGAAGAAATAAAAAATCCTTTTACAAGGAAAGCAAGGGAGAACTCTGTAGCCTATGAGCAAAGTAAAAAAGAAAGAAAAGAAAGTTCCGCAAAAGAAAAGAAAGAAAAAACCGAGCCGAGGCAACCCTCCGACATTTATTTAGCATACGAAATATTCTGCACCTTCCACGAATCTGTTTCCGCAGCAAAGTATCCCCGCACACTAAATGGTAACTTTATCCTAAACCCCATTGATGCAAGGAATGTAAAGTTATTATTGGAATGGGTAGAAAAGATTGATCCTGATAACAAGATGGAAAACTTTAGGGTATTCGTCCAAGCAGCCTGGATGTTGGAGGATAAATATATAAAGGCTAACTATAACATTGGTTTACTATACAGACAATGCACCCAGATTTATGCAAAGGTTCAGAATAGCAATCCAATGATAAGTAAGCAGAAAAGAGAGGAACAAAGGAATGCGGAAGCAGCAGAGTTTTTAAGAGAACGATATGGAATTGTAAACTAAAACTATTATAATATGAATGACTTGAAAAACATTGGAACTTTAATTCGATTTGTCGAAGATGAAATTGCTAAAATTAACACCTTTTTTAACGAGGATGTTAAATTTAATTCTGTCTATACTTTAGCCGACAAATCCTACTACTTTGGTAAAATGGAAGCATTGATGGATTTAAGGGATAAAATGACGAAATTGAGAATCAATATTATTCAACCACAATTATTTGAAGTAAATGAGTATCAACCTACCCGCACTAGCGCAGAAGACCAATTCTAATTTAACTCACGTTGAACGAATTGTTTTAAACAAGGAGAATAGAATCATGAAAATAGGTTTTAATGCAGCCTATACTCAGGTTTATAACGTGATTACAGCGATATTTCCCCTCTTTGGCATTGATGGAACAAAGGAATACTACATGGAAACAGCAGATTACATTGGAAGGAATTTTAAACTGATTAGTCCGGAGGAAATAAGAACTGCTTTTGAACTGTATTCAACGGAACAATTAGGTTTAGATGAAGATTTAAAGTTTTACGGAAAGATTAATATTCATACTTTAGGTAAGATTATTAATAGCTATATTGCATGGAGAAACAAGATTACCTACCAGATAGAGAAGGAAAAGGAAGAAAAATTAGAAGAGGATATACTTTTAAAGAAAAGAGAAATATTTTCGAGAGAATATGACAAAGACTTTGAGAATAAGCTGAAGAACTTTAATTCTGATAATTATGAAGATGTTCCTATACATTGGTATGACATGGCAGTAAGACTGGGATACCTAAACTGGGAGGAAGGAGAAAAGGAAGCATTATGGGAAGAAGCAAAACAATTGGCATTAAAAGAGAAACCAGACTCCGATAGTATATTTGACAGAAAAACACATATAAGAAAGATTGCGGAAGGAAATTTACCTAGAGCGAGAACGATAGCCTATAAATTAGCCGTTTTTAAAAAAATCATTAAATTTACTTTAGATGGAAAATAAAGAAGATAAAGACTTATTTGTAAAACTAGCCATATTTGCTGGTTGTTTTATTGTCTTAATTTATACTCTGATTTATGTTGTTTTAATGTCCATAAATTATTAGTATGAAGAAATATACGATAAAAAGAAACAATTGTACTATTTCAGTTTGCACCGATTCATTGGAAAATGCAATTAAAAGGTTTGCTGAAATTTGGATTGAGGTGTCTGAATCAGATTTAATTATAAGTGAATACAGAAGCAATGGTAAGTAGTTGTCATTCATAAATGTGGTTTTTGTTAATGTTGGTGAGATAGAAATATCTCACTTTTTTTTTATTTTATTTTAATAAAAATATACTTTATATGAAAATATTAATTATCTTTGATTTATAATTATTAACTTTTAAAACACAGATATGAATGAAATTTCTAAAATCTTTGCTTCTTACCTTATGGATGATTATAAAATCAAAGGTACTACAGAAGAAGATGTCGAAAAAGCGATAAACAAAATCTTTCGCTTTGAACTACTTGATGATGCACAGCAGGTATTATTTAACTCTATTATGAATGAGGCACTTGATATTGCATGGATATCGGAGCAATTAACGGATGTTTGGGATCGCTATAATCAGGAAATTATTGACTGCCAAAAAGAAGATTACTATGAAAATCGTTAAAGGAACAGTAAAATATGCGGCTGGTGAACCGAGAGAAGGACAATACGGTCCTAGCATCAATGTACTTGTAACATTGGAAGATGGAACTGCTGTAAGGGTTTATGGTAAGCCTGGAGATGCCGTATCCAAATTAAAGTACAAAGACCATGTTCAGCTTTTGGATGACAAGGGAAAATACAAATTAGTTGAGGATAATACACAAACAATGGCAGCACCAACTGGTATAGCAGTAATTGAGCAACAACTATTAGAAAAGCCAGACATTGAAAAGCAGTTATTTGATATGTGTGCATTGTATTCAAAAAATTATGTTGATATATATAATGCTATGGTAAACGCTGGGATTCCGCATGAAAACGCAACAGCAGCTACCAGTACGATATTTATACAGGTTTTCCAAAAATTGAGGTGACTCATTACGAGGCAGTATCTGCGCTGCCTCTTTTTAAAAATTTAAAACAAAACAAAATGGATTTAGATAAAAAAACGTCAATTCGTGTGTCATTTTATAACCACGATACAGAAGAAATTAATAGTTGGCCTTTAGAACCAAGTAATATAAGGTTAGTTTTATTAATGAAAACTTTGACATCAGAAAAAGAGAAATTAGAAAATGAAAACATTTCTGAAGAAAAGAAAAAAGATATTATTGATTTTGTTTTATGGGATGTAAGAAGATTTTTAGAAACCCCTTTCACACCAAAAAAAGATGTATAATTTACCACGACCACATTTATCAATTTCTCAAATAAATCTTTGGGAGAGTGATCCATCTACCTACATGAAAAAGTATTTTCTAAACATTCCCGATGAGCCATCTCCTATGATGGACTTTGGCAAACAGTTTGCAACTGACATTGAGGATTATATAAAAGGTGAGAAAAGAGAATTTAATTTTCCTCTTAACTTTTTAGAAAATATAAAATTATATTCTCGTGTTGAGCATAAGCTGGAGTATGATTTTGGAGATTTTAAATTTATTGGATTTATTGATAATTGTTCTGACAACTTTGAGATAATACGAGACTTTAAGACTGGTACTGCTGCCTGGACACAAGATAGATTAGAAAATAGCTTACAGATGCAAACCTATAGCTATATAATTTTTCAGCAGTATGGAATTATTCCTACTTGTTTTATTGATTACTATAAAACGAGGCTGAAAGGAAAGGAGATGGTATGGACAGATGTACATGAAACCTACCAGCACACATTTACGATGCAAGACCTTGTTAAAGTTGAAATACGAATAAAAAAAGCAGCTGAACAGATAGCGGAAGCCTATGCATTGCATTGTGACCAAGAGTTAAAATCTTTAATGAAAAAATATATAGATTGGGATATGTTAATTAAAGATTGGACAATAAAAAGAGATAATTTACGAAAGCAAATAGAGGATCAGTTGCAAAATGAGAGATATATGACACAAGTAGAAGATAAAATATTAAGCTATTCTACCTATCAACGAAAGTCCTATATTTATAGTTCAGAACTACAAGAAAGAGAGGAGCAACTGGCAGCACAGAAGAAGCAAGAAATTGAATACGGAGTTGCGAAAGAAGAAACAAAAACAGTAACATTGTTAACCGTAAAAGACGCAAAGTGAAAGAGCAAGAAGAAAAACAAAAATCTATTGACTATCTTATAAGAAAAATTGAACAACTTGAAAAAGATTTAATTGCAGCAGAAGAGCATCGCAAGAGGTCTGTAAAAATAGAATTTGAAAAAGGCTACGAAGAAGGCGTTAAACACATTAATCAATTAATAATGAGCGATGAAAGATTCCAATTTTAAAACACAAAAGCATGAAAGAGTATAACACTCAAATGATGGAGATAAAGAATTTCTGCGATGAGGTAAACGCATGGATAACTACCGCTCCATCTGCTGAACACTTGGAAGAATGTGATGAGTATCTTAGACAGTTATCCGCTTACTACTCACGCTACACAGTCATTGCTGGAATGAATGAATCAATTTATAGTCAATTGTTAATGATATGCATCCGTGATATGTCAGAGGAGGAGTATAAGCGAGTTAAGCACTCCTCCACTTTAACTGACTATTATGTAAAAGGAAAGTATCCGAAAGCAACTGCTATTTTTGAGCAATGCAGAGCGATTAAGCAGTTATTACTTATAACCAGCGACAACTACCGGACATTATTAAGCAGCTTTAGGCAAGAAAGAATATTAGTAGGACACATGACTACATAAGACATTTGCAGACCTCGGGATTTGGTGCAGTTTATTTTCTCCTAATTAAACATTTCTTTACACCAGATTGCGTCAGAGGATGAATTGGCAGCTTGGAAAGACAGGCAAATAGCAAGGTGGCGGAAGTTAGACGCTAAAAAACTGTAATGAGGTACGCTAATCCTCACGTTAAAAAAAAAAGGGTATCAACGCAGAAGTGCGGAAGCATTGCAGGTATCGAATCCTGCCCTTGCTATTTTTTAACCATATCGTTAACACCAAAAAAATGATAAAATGAAAATTGAACTATTAGAAATATTTGGCAATGATGAAATGGTGGTAAATGCTGCCAGAGTCAGCTATGGCAAGGAAGCAAGTAATTATAGTGAGCAAGAAAATAAAAGTTTAATTAACTACCTTGCCTCACACGGTCACACATCGCCTTTCAGGCATCCGCAAATACAATACCGGATAACTTGCCCTATCTACGTTGAAAGGCAGTTATTTAAGCACCAAGTAGGTTTAACGGCAAATAGTATATCAGGTAGGTATGTCGACTTTTCCGACACATACACCAAAGTTAATGTTTGGAGGAAACAAAGTAATGTAAGTAAGCAAGGCAGCGAAGGTATGTTATTTACTGATGTCGCAGAGAAAGCAAAATTTATAGAAGACCAAATGATTGACCATGCAAAAAGAGCCTATAACGCTTTAATTGAACTTGGTGTATCAAAGGAACAAGCCAGAACTATTTTACCTTTAAATTTAAACACTACTTTTATTTGGACTGGATCTCTCTTTGCATACATTAATATGTTTAAGCTACGCATTGACAAAAATGCCCAGGCAGAGACGAGGTATATAGCTATGGAGATGCTCCATGAATTGAAGCTGACAAATAAATTTATATTATCTTTAGATGCGTTTCACCTTTAATTATAACAAAATGAGTAAGCAAACGGCAATTGAATGGTTATTCAATAAAATGAATACAGAAGAACACACAATATCTGAATGGGATAATATTCGTGAAGAAGCGTTAAAAATAGAAAAAGAGCAGATAATTACAGCTTATCATGAAGGAAGTAATCAAAATGGATTTCCACTAAAAAATGAAGCAGAACAATATTATAGCGAAACTTACAAAAACAAAACAAAATGATACTGACAGACAAAACTATCATAGACGAAATTGCATTAAAAAACATCGTCATTGATCCATTGATAGAAGAAAATATTGGTACAAATAGCGTTGATTTAACATTATCGAAGACGCTATTAATGTACACGGAACAAGTTCTTGATGTAAGAAAAAAGGTAAATAGTGTGCCATTTATAATTCCTGATGAAGGATTAATTTTAAAGCCAGGTATTCTTTATCTTGCATCTACTGTAGAATATACGGAAACCTTGCGCCATGTTCCAATTATACAAGGCAAATCATCATTAGGAAGGCTTGGTTTATTTGTACATATAACGGCAGGATTCGGTGATGTTGGATTTAAAGGACATTGGACTTTGGAGTTGACTTGTGTTCAACCAGTAAAAATTTATCCCGGTATGAAGATTGCCCAAATTTGCTACCACGACATAAGTGAAATGCCATATACTGACTACGCTAGTAAAGCAGATGCAAAATATAATAATCAGGGCAAAGACCCTGTTGCATCGAAAAACTATTTAAATAAATAAGGGAAAGCTATATACATGGGGGTTTATTTGTAGGAGTAATAGAAATATTACTCCTTTTTTATTTTTTTTTAATATTTATATGTAATATATAATAAATTATATTATCTTTGATTATTATTAACAAAAACCAATATCATGAACAAACAAATTACAGACTATGTACCAAAGATTAAATACCTTCCAGAGATGTTTGCTTTTGCAATTGTACTGGGGTTTTTAGTCGGTTTAATTTACAATCCATTTGTAAAGACTGATCAATCCTCTATGAATCCTTTAGTAAGGGTGATAAGAGATACTGTTTTTTTAACAAGAGATGTGGAAGAAATAACTCCACAGAAAGTTGAAGATATTGCCATATATGACAATAGTAGGAGTTATAGCTATAACTACAGAAATTTAGATGAAAATGAACTTAGGATTGAATTAGAAGCAGCAGGTTACCGAAATTTAAAAAACCTTAATCTATATCAACTTAGAAGATTAGTCATTCATAACTCCTATAATGATATGCTTATGCAAGTTCACTATGTTACAGATTTTCCAGTCAGTTTACTCTATAGCACCTTTGTATTTGAAGCTACATCCAATGGTGTAGAAACATTGTTATGGAGGAAATATGCAAACCCTGGTGGAGTCAAGGCTATAAGTGGTTATGATAGGGTTAGTTTAAAAACAACTGAATATGTAAAAGGCAGAAAGAAAAGGTTAAATCAATACTTTTTTAAAGGCAATTCATCCGAAGAAGGTATTCAAGTATGGTCATCTGTATTTAATAATAAGAGATACCAAAAATGTAAAAAAGCCAATTACAAGGATAAGCAAAATAAATTATACACAACCTTTTGTAAATGTATGTATAAAGCAGGTTATCACACAGACCCTAATTATGCTGCAAGAGCATTGTTAATGAAGGAATATTGGGATTTCAAAGCTAATCACATACCAAAAACAAAGGAAGAATTTTAAACTACTAAAAACCACATATTATGTTTGTATCAAAAAAATTTGAATTTCTTTTTAGTAATATTGTTGACGCTATGCCTAATGTAATATTTTATGGCATTATCTTAACTTATTGCATTACTGCCTCTTTAAATGTATATTTTCTGCCAATTCCATACTATTTGTCTGTACCGGCAAGTATAATGCTACAATTTGGTAGATTTGCTATTGTGTTTATTAATTTCCTTAATCCAACTGGTAAAGTGAGCAGAGTGCCAGAGTATGTCGCTCTGGGAGCAATGATAGTAGCTATATTTGAATTATTATTTAGTCTTGAGCAAGATTTTTCAGGTGCTGAATATTGGTCTATGTTTTTATTTATAGGAACTATTATTGCTTTTGGATACTTTCTTGAGATTAATTTTATAAAAAAAGGTATCGATGCTTATGGTTTAAATAAAGTAAAACTTAAAAGGAAAAGGAAGCCAAAAGAGGATAAACCTAACATATCATTTAGTAAAACAATATCATGAAATATATTATCGGGATAGACCCCTCAATCAGAGAAAACGGCATTGGATTATGCGTTTTAGACCTTAAATTTAAAAACATTGAATTCCATAAATTCAAAAAGTTTATTCAATTGCTTGAGTATATATCAGCAAAGTTTTATGATAGTGATGAAACATTGTATGTAATTGAAGATAGCAATATGTTAAATGTTACATTTGAAAGGTCGACACAACCTAATGTTGTTTCAAAGATTAGCAGATCTGTAGGTAAAAATCAAGCGGTATCCATGATTCTAAAAGATTGGATAGAAAGTAAAGGTTATACTTGTATATGTCTTTCACCGAAAAACAAAGGCAGCAAATGGACAAAAGAATATATGATGGCAATTATTAAAACAGAAAAACTTAACTTGGATGAAAGCAAGAAAATAAGTCAAGATGAAATTGACGCATTTACTTTAGCTTACATTTGTAAACCTTAAAATAATGAGAACTAAAAGAAACCAGTATAATGATTTAATATCATTAACCTCAAGACCAATAAATTTTAACAAGAATTGTGGTAATTATAACTCAATCATTCAATTCTATTCCTCACCTATGGGTTCAAACTTATCAGAGCCATACAAACGCATGGATAAAAACAGAATGGTAAGCATTGTAGCAAGATGTATGCAATCTGGTAAATTAGATCCTAAAATATATGACAGAGCAAAAGATATGCTTAAAAATTTAGGGATAGAAAATATTTAACTATTCCTGTAAAATGTGCATTTGCTAATTTCTCTTGTCCTTCTTTGCTAAACATTTTATTTGCATCATTCCTGTCTGTAAAAAAACCGTTTTCGGTTAATACAGCAGGAATTTTTGATTTAGTCAACATATAAAAATGCTCTTCTTTGTCAGGATCACCATCTGTAATATCAGACCTCATGCGAAATAAATTAGTATCCTTAACCTCATTGTATATTAATGTTGCTAAACTATCAGCTTTTGTTTGACCAGGACTTGTAAAAACTTCCCATCCATTTGCTCCCATCGTTCCAGCATTGCCGTGTACAGAAACTAATATAGCTTCATCATAATTCCTGTAATTATTTGCTTTATTAATTCTTGCCTTTAAAGGTGTATCGTCAATTTCATGATATAATTTGACAACATTAAAACCCTCTTTAATTAATTTAGCTTCTAAAAGATTAGTTACATCTCTATTAAAAACACCTTCAAAAAACCAACCATATCCATGATAAGGGTAATTATTTGAATGTTGAAAGCATTTACTTGGATATGTAGTATAACGATGCGGAATATGGAATTTTGGATTGATACCTCCATGTCCTGCATCTAAGAAGATTGTAAATCTATTTTTTTCCATTATTCTGCAAATTGAAAATTATAAACTAAGGATTTTGTACTATCTATCGTGTAATTCATCCATATACCGCCACCAGCTTTAGGGGCTAAACCTTTCTCAGCAACATAGCCATTAAATTCTGTTGGAGCATTTTGGTAAGTCCCAGTTTTAATATGCCATTGCTGGTCAACATATTCCTTATATCGTGACAATCTTTGCCGTGTTATTGGAACTATCCATCTGTCATGAGTGTGTCCAGAGATAATAACTTGTGCATCTGGAAGATAAACGGCTTTTCTATTTGTCTGTATAACATCTCGTGTAACAGGCCCTCCACCTCCGTACCCATGATGGTAAGAAATTATCAAAGGCAAAGAACCAGTTTCTTCCAAATAACCAAAAAACCTACAATAAATATATCCTGAATAATTGCCTTTAGAAATATCAAGTTTATAAGCAATTTTATCCGCAATTCCATACTCTATCCTTCTTTCAACCGATGTTTCATGGTTGCCTGGGGAATAGAAAGCAAGTACATCTTTGTATGGTGTAAGAAAATCTACAACATCATTAATCACCTCATCAATGTACTTTGATGAATTGTATTTGGGATTTAAATCAGCCTTGTTACTTCGTGGGTCGTACTTTCCTTGCATCAAATCCAATAAATCACCAAAGATAAATACTGGTGCATTGCGTTTAAGTGCTAAATCTAAGTGCTGCTTTAATTTGTCACGGTCACAATGGACAGAATCAAGGTGAACATCGGATATAAATAGCATCCATCTTTCTTTGCCGTAAACTTGGAAATCTTTAAATTCATGCGTGTTCGGAAATATCTTGTTAAGTTTCATGTTTGTTTATTTTAAAGGGGATAAGAATACATCTCATCCCCTCGGCACTAAGGTAGCGAAACTGTATGCGCCAATATTTTACTCCTTAATGGATGCAAATCTTTTTGCTAATTTAATTGTTAGGAAAACATGATCTAACACATCCTCAATTAGCAATTCAACAGCATCATTTTTTAAATCAAATCTGTTTTTTAATTCACTAATAAGTTGGTCTTGTTCTTCCTCAGTAAGGTCAGTAAGTTCTTGTTTTACCAATTCAATTCCGGCAAATGCTTTTGCAGCAGAAAAGATAACTGGAACAAAACGAGGCGAATCTGTAACGATAGAAAACTTTTTGTCCTCTAAAGATTTAATGATAGCATCAAGTAAATCGAAACCAAAATTTAAAACTTCTTTTGTTTCTTTCACTCCTAATACTTCGTTTGGCATATAAATTGATTTAATTGGTTATATAATTAACGTCTTAATAGTCTAATTATTACTGAACCTAAACTTGTACCAGTAATTTTTTCAGTATTTTCTGATATACTAATAAGTTCGGTTGTTGCAATAGCAAATGCTACCATATAGGTAATATTAAAAGGCAAATTAAAAGTTATTCTACTTCCTTCAAATATCATAATAGCTACAAAATAAACTACTATTTTTTGAGATGTACGAAATAAACCTGCACTACTTATTATTTCTTGTTTTTTCTTAGCAGCAATTAAACCAGTTACCGTGTCAGCAAAAACCGCAAAAACTGTAAACAACAGAAAACCCTTAATTGGTATTATAAATGATGCAACTAAACCACAACACATTGAAAATAATACTGTGTCAACACCATATTTAAAAATATTATATATAATTGATTTCATGGTTTCAGTTGCTTTAATTTTTTAATAATTAATTTATTATCAAGGTCTTTAAAAGCCTTTTCATTTGTTTTGTAAATTACAAATTTGTCTCCCGTGTTTGGATAATTTACAATTATTGCAAAAGTGTCGGCAATGGATATAAAAGGCTTATTAATACTTTCTCCAATTTTAATCCTTAACTCATTATTTTTATTCCAAAATATTTCCGCTCCAGCCAAAACCTTAACACCGTTTGCCGTGGCATTGTAATTGCCAATCCAGAATGAGGAATATAACTTGTTAAGATAATCAAAAGCACTTTCAACCTTGCCGTTAACCATGCTTTTATCCAGCTTGTATAAAGAATTTATAAACTTGTTTTTATTTTCGTACAAGTTAAAAGCATCTGTCATTTTTCTTGCCTCGTCTACAACATCGTTTAAAATGTAATAGTAAATGGCAGAAGAATCTTCAAATGATTTAATTTGAACATCTTCATTAGCGTATATCTTTTTGACATTCCATAAGGTATCTTCACCAAATGTCTTAAATATTATAACCGTATCTTGGCTAAATATTAAACTTGGCAATAAGCATAAAATGATTAATATTTTTTTCATTATTTTCTGTTTTAAAAATTTCTTGATATTACCCACCATTTAGAACCATCAGATTGGACTGTAATAGATTGTCCGTATTCTACTTGATTAATTTGTGTACTTGTTTTAATATAAGGTTTTCTTGTATCAAAGGTCATATCCCAATCATTATCACTAACATTAATTATATTAATAATTCTATTAGTATGATTACTTGGATTGTCTAAATATTCTAAAATTACTGAGCCTGTTCCTGAACCCGTATGCTCAAAAATATATGTAATAGTGGTAGCATCAATTGCATCAAAACTACCAACTGTAGAACCTGATTTTTTTTCAATTTGACCTTTTAAACCTCCATTTAAAATTAAAATATTGCTTAAAGTTTTTTCTCCAGCAATAGTTTCATTTCCCGTTAATCCAACTTTATTGTTAAT